AGTAAAAATTTCTAACGCTCTGTTGACGAATTGAGAACGCCCCAGCTTAAACACCTGGGGCGTCATTTCATTATCGACAGAAATAATAATGACGATCTGAGGAACTGCTATTCTATATGTCCATTCAAACATCATAGAATATATGGTGGACTGCAAAAAGTAGCTTTCGATCCACTCAGGCTGCTTTAATCTTTTACTTGTTTTAAAATCAATAATTGAAAGAGTACCATCGTATTCAGCTACCAAATCAGTCCTACCAGCGCATTTGAGCGCCTTAGAATATAATGGTAGCTCAATGCCCATGATGTTGTCTACATGAACATCCAGCTCTTTCTGAATAGGTTTGAACGAATCTACATTGACAGGCATCTCGTTTTCTTTAATGTACTGAGGTTCGTTTAGTACATATCGTTCAGCCATAGAATGTATAGCTGTTCCTCTACGAGCAGCTTGTGTAGATATCTTTTGTGCTTCTTCATGCCCAACTCTCTTTTTCCACTCTAACAATGCAGTTTTATCCATCTTTTCAGATAGGATAGTGGTCACTGACTTGAGCTTAGTTACGCCATCTGGTAATACATAATACCTTTGGCCATTAATATTTTCTGTAGTCAATTCAACATAAGGCACAAATCTATGCTTGAATTTTTTACGCATTACAAAAATCTCCAATATAAATAATTTGTCCATCACGGATCGGCTAATCCCATGGACTCTAGGATAACAAGAGGAGAATCCCAGCATGGATATTTATGATCCAATTGCAGAAGCATTAAATGTAAGCCCACTGCTTCAAGAAATTGTTTTACCTACTCTAGAAACTTCTGATGCTATTACACCATGGAATAAAGGGTTAAAAGGATTACCTAATCCTAGAAAAGGTAAAAAATATGGAAAACAAAAACGTCCTAAAAAATCGTTAAGCGAAATTCACAAAGCTAAATTAAAAGGTATTAATTTAAAATTAAAAAAATATTCGAATGATCGTTCTAAGGAACATCTAGATAAAATAAGAAAAGCAGCAACTAAACAAACAACTTGTATATATTGTTCGAAAGTTGCTGCCCAAATTAGTATCGCAAGATGGCATAACGAAAATTGTAAACACAAATAAATGTTTTACGCGACAATTCCTAATCTATCCTTCATAATAATATAGTCCTTAACCATGGAACTTCTAACGATATCTTGTTCAATAAAGTCCACAAAAATAAAAGACTTCATGCGCTCAATAATACGCATGAAGTCCATAAGTCCATCTTTATCTTGCTTCTTAATGAAGTCAGACTGTCTAAAGTCGCCGCAAAAAATAATTCGACAGTTTTTACCAACTCGAGTAATGACAGAGTCAAGTTCGTGAAGGGTCATGTTAGCCATTTCATCAACGATAATGATAGTATCATTAAGAGTGATGCCCCTAATGAAAGATGTGCTAATAAACTCGACAATACCCTTCGACTTGAGATACTCATACGCGTCTCCTCTACCGAAAAGTTCTGTACAGATGGCGTAGTAAGGTGCTTCGTATACCTTTGCCTTCTCTTTAGAATTTCCAGGTAGGAAACCCATGTCTCTTGTAGGAACGACACTTCTAACAATAACAACTTTCTTAAAGGGACTGTTTTCTGTAAGAACTTGTTTTAAAGCAAGGTACATAGAGATGAAGCTCTTCCCTGTACCAGCGATTCCATGAAGCATAAGATTTTTACCCGCATCATATGCTTCAAAAGAAAGTCTTTGATTTTTTGTTAATGGCTCAAAATGTTTAAGATTAAAGTTTAATTTTTCTTGAGGCACTACCTTTCCATTTTGACGAAGAATTCTTTTTTCTTTTCTTGTTAGTCTCTTTGTCTCTTCCATTATTAACCTTTAAAAAGTATTAATGGTGCTCCTTGAAATACCTCTTTGGTTTTTCTTTTTGATTTCTTTTAGAAGATCGCGGAAGCCTTGTTCAGGCTTCCCCATTCCTCTGCCAGATGCGATTAGAGGCGCACCGTTTACGAGTTGCGTTAAATGAGGATTATCTTTAAGATAAACATCTAGAGCTGATATGCTCATAAATTCCTCGTACTCCTCACTTGTTTCATTATTAAGAAAACGATATGTGGGCATTACATTATTGCCCTCTCATAGAGTTTTTATAATCTTCTTGAGACCAATGGTCCAAAATTTCTAGATCCTCGTACTCTTCTTCCGCTAGAATAGAAATATCCTTGGTGCGTAGAGCTCTTTCTATTCTACGTTCCTTTTTTCGATCTAGATAATGAGAACGAGGCTTATCTTCATACTCCTCGTCTTCATAAGAATAGTCGTTCTTCTTAAACTTTTTGAAACCGTTTTTAGACATTTTGCTCCTCTAGTTCCTGTTTCGTAGGCTCAACTCCAGGAATCAATCCTGGCAATGCTTCAACAACATGCTGAAGCGTAATACCTTTGATGGGCTTCTTTTCCTTCATCTGAATTACAAGGTTAGCATCTCTTGGATCCAACCTTTCTAGAAACTCGATGAAGAGAGATTCCCGCTTCATAGGTAAAATATCTGGATGCATTTCTTTGATAAAGTATGTGATGTATCTAGCATCGCTGATGAAAACATGCTCTTGATCTACAAGTTCATTTGGCTTGAATGGGGGAGTGCCTTCAGGCAGATCAAACTTAATGTTTGGATCATAAATTCCCTGAAGTGCTATGCGCAAAACATAACTGTCATTGAACTTGAGAGCATCGATCTTTTCTTGCGTTCTCTTCAGTTTACCTACTTTATCTAGAAAATGTGCTACAGAAACAGCCATTAAAATTCTCCAATATGTTCTGTTAAATTACGAAGCTTATTAGTAATAAAATAATTCATTAGCTTAGAACGGTCCTTGCCTTCTTGATTTTTGAAGGACTCCATAACCTTTTCACAAATTTGTTTCGGTGTATGCCTAAGATCGATCAACTGCTTGTTGCGCATATAATTGCGATACAATGGGTGGTCAAACTTACCATCCAAACCAAGTTCCTCAAGAGAATCTATTTTCTTTTGAGTTAGTGGTTTCTGGCGTACCCCAACAACAAAACAATTGTCAGAAGAAAGTACGTTAGGAACGCCATCGCCCGCATCTCCTTTAAGGATATGTTCATATAGATACTTATCTGGGTCCGTATGGGAAACCCACTTCTTACGAGTAGGATCATACTGCTTCACATTCTTATAAACATGAAGTTGGATAAAATCCTTATCACCAGAAAGGATAAGGATCTTTTCGTCGAGGCCAAACATTACCTCTTCGCCTGTGCCAAATTCCTTAACAAGTGTACCGATAATATCATCAGCTTCTGCTGATTCAATATCAATAACTCGATAAGGGAAGTAATCCTTCAGTTCTTGACGGATCTTGTTGAGACATTCGAAGATAGCTTTCCAATCAAGCTCAGAAGCTTCCTGGTTCTTCTTGCGATTAGCCTTGTAATAAGGGAATAGCTGACGGCGCCAGTAGTTGGTGTTATCGCAAGCGATAACAAGCTCACCGTACTCTTCGCCAAACTTTACGCGATAAGAACGCAGAGAGTTTAGCACCATATGTCGAACCATATTTTCTTCGATTGAAGCATTAGTATGCTTACCGAGAGACATCAACAAATTAGAAAGCATCACTTGGTTCAAGTCTACAATAATCACAAATCACCTGTTAGTTGGTTTCACTCTTTTTAAGATTGAGATTTATAGAGTCAGCAATTTTCAGAGCGCCAATTTCTTCTTTATCTGGGAAGAAAACATTCTCTGATATTTGCTGGAATGGATGATACATACCATAGTATTTACATAACATAGACCTCAATGATTCTACCAAAAACGCACCATCCTTCACATCGAATGTATCTTCATCAGATATATCGAAGCCAGCTACTTCTAACTGCGCGAAAACAATTGGTGTGATATTAGCAATCGTTTCTTGAATGTGATAGTGTTTCATCATTTCTAAATTACGAGCTATTTCAGCAGAGTCTAACTCGTTTTTCGGTCCAATGTATGGTCTAGGAAAAGATATTATATTGTTACTATTATCCATTTACTGATCCATTGTTCCATAACATATATTAAATCGATTATGATTTAATGTCAATATCTTTTATTTAGTCTATCATGCTCGTTGTGATTCGACTTCCATGTCCAGAAAACTTAAAATCATAAACCTTGCATTCTGTGCCAGTTGTTATTTCTTCGATAACATCTTCTCTTTTCTCTTCAGGAACATAGAACAAAAAGAATCCACCACCACCAGCTCCTAGGAGTTTACCTCCAAGAGCGCCAGCCTTCATTGCTTTATCATATACCACATCGAAATAGTCTTGAGATATTTCGCTCACGACGCCTTTCTTATCCATCCAAGCCTCGTGTAGCAGGTTGCCGAAATCATCAAGTTGACCTTTAACAAGATAATCTCTGCCTGTATATGCCTTATTACGACTTCTTTTTACAAGATTAAACTTATCCTTGTCGCTCATAGCAGACTGCTGCTTCTGAAGAATAGCATTAGCTGATCTGCCTCTTCCACTGTACACCAGAAGAAGTTTGTTTTCTAAACCATAAATGTGATTCTTATCGATAATCAAATTATGAACAGAAACTTCTTCGTTCTTATGAAATTCAAATAAATTAAATCCGCCAAATGCAGCTGCATATTGATCCTGTTTGCCTACAGGATAGCCGCACTTTTCCATTTCAATAACACAAGCCATATCTGCAAGATATCTCTTAGAAGCTATCTCCCATTTGTAACTGGCGATTGCATTGATTAATCCTACTGTAAATGCAGAGGAAGAACCCAAACCAGAACCCTTCGAAAGGATATCTGATATAGAAGCAAGTGTAATTTCTTTACTGACGTTGTAGTATTTAAGAGTTTCCTTTGTAATTAAATGATGCATCTGTTCTACATCAGAAAACTCTTCGACTGAATCATACATAATTCTAACACCCAAGTGAGGCGTTTTATGTGCGATTACATAGATGTACTTGTCAATGGTAGCGGACAAAGCTGCACCATCCTCCTTTTTATAGAAGGATGGCATGTCACTACCACCGCTAAAGAAACTAATTCTAAGAGGTGTTTTTGAAATGAGCATTAGATTGTCTTATAAACAAACATAGGCTTGGGAGGATTACGGGATTCAATCGTAGGATACTTATGGAGCATATCATCCATCATAACTTCCCACTGATTAACAATTTTATCAATGTGATAACGTCTATCAACAAATGCCTTGTTAAAAGCAATTAGATTATTATGCTGCTGACTTTGAACAAGCTGAATAGCTCTGTCAAGATGCTGAACAAAAATGTTGCAGTGATGTTGCTTGTCATCAAAGTCGCCACGATACATAATGTTCAACCCACCAGAGGTTTCTGCGAGCGCGCCGAAGTTAGGATGAACACAAACCAAACCAGCAGACATAGCTTCAAGCATAGCGCGACAGCTGGTTTCAAGCCAGATAGATGGGTATGCAAAAATATGGAACTTGTTTAGCGATTCCTTGAGTTCATCGTTAGGAACAAACCCATGATAAGTCATCTGAGGATGGTTACGAATTTCATTGTACATATTTTCGTAATTCTTATCAGCATCTTCCCAACCATAAATCTTAAAGCTAGAAAATACATGATGATGAATGTTAGGATACTTCTGAGCCAAATAATTAAATACTGGCAAAAGAATTTCTAATCCTCTCTGAGGAGTGGATGTATAAGCAATATGAATCTTACCATCGTCTGGCTTAATAATAGCTGACTCTGGAGCTGGTTGAATACCAGACTCGATAACATCGGACTTAGCATCATACTTTACATTATGGAACAGCTGGTAACGCTGCCATTGCCAATTTGAAATAAAAATATACTTATGAATGTTCCTCTGAAATTCAGTGTCCCTAAACTTTGAAGACTCAGGATCTTCGGGCAAATCGTGACACCAAAAAACTCTAATCTTTTCTGGATTGTAATTCCTCTGCCTAGAACAGATAATCTGAAAGTTATCAAGCAGCTTAGGATCAATTAACTCTGCCAACTTTCTCTTTGCGATTTCCGTTCCACCATTAGCGTTAACGGAAACTTCATTTTCTTCAAAACCAACCATTAGATATTATACCCCGACTTGAGTGCATCATTATAGAACATTTCTACTGTTTCACGCGAATAATCGTGAAGTTTTTTACCAGAAAGCGAAAGCTTCTTAATCTGATCATGTGTCATTGTAATAATATCACAATCACAACGCTGAGCTTGAACGTAGTTGAATACTTCGCGGCAAGAAGCCCAAAGGAACTTTACATGATCTTCACCAGGCTTGCGGAAAGACATGCATTCCTTGACATACTTTTCAGGATCACGACAGGTGTCAGCAATTCTACCTGCGAAAATTGAAATAATAGTAGGAAACCTACGATTCAACGAATTTAGAATAGCAACTGATTGACCAGAAGTAAACACAGCTGTTACATTTAGGTGTACACCTTCGCTATTAAGATTCTGAATCAAGCCATAATTATTTTCACCCTTAGTGTTCATTACAGGGATCTTAACATAAACTTGATAATCATATTCATCAGCCCAACTAGAAATAATCTTAGCCTGACGAAACATCTCACTAGGTTCATCAGCAAATACTTCAAGGCTGATGTTAGTTTCTGGGCGAATCTGCATCAATTCATTGATAACTTTGCGAGCAAACTGTTCGTAGTCAGTTACACCAGCTGCGCGCATAAGAGTGGGATTGGTCGTAAATCCTTTGACGAGGGGATTTTTAGCAGCTTCCATAATACCATTATAGTCAGCGCCATCTGCATAAATATCAGTCATAATTGTCAAGCTCCATAATTAAAACACATGCTTGTAGTACATTACTCACAATATAATCTGGCTTGATATCTGAATATTCTTCTGGGGCAGTATATTCATCACCAATATATATTGTTGTTAGTTCGCTCTTTTTTCCAGCAACAATATCTTTCCAACGATCGCCTACTAAGAAACTTTTGCTGCGAGATATATTGTATTTAGATATGAAAAATTCTATCATACCATTGTTGGGTTTGTAGTATTTGGTGTTTCTTTCGTAAGCACAGTAAACATCGTCTATACCAAGCCAGGTTTTAACCATCCTAGTCATAAATTGTAGGTCGTTGGCTTTTAACTTCCCATCGTTTACGTCAGGCTGATTGGTTACCACTAGAGTAGTATAGCCTACAGACTTCACTAAAGCAACCGCATCTTTTGCGCCATCAACGAATTTAAATTCGTCAAGAGACCATGGGGCAGTTTTAATACCATCATGATCTACAAGATAATTCAAAACTCCATCTCGGTCAAAAAATACAGCTTTCTTTACCATTTTGTCTTATTAATCTGAAGTTTTGGATTAGAAACAATAGAGTGCCAAACTACTGCTTGGAATGCCTCGCTGTGAGGAGTAATTCTAGAAGGCTCTAGAGGAGGAACAACTACTACGCAACCTTGTTGAGCTGCATATCCATCTGCCTTGCCAACAATACCAAGCACTGTACCATTGACAGATTTAGTATAATCGATAGCTTTGATTAGAGCTACGGACACATTTTTGTTTTTGTCGCCACCTCCAACGGATAGAACGAAGATGGCATCTCTTGAGCTGAACTTACTGACTTTGAGATATTCTTCAAAGATGGTGTCAAAACCTTCATCATTTGTTCTAGCAGTAAGCTCTGACACATTATCAGTAGGTGCGTATGTTTCGATCCCGCAAAGCTTCCGAAAGTCATTGACCATGTGTGAAGCATTGCCAGCAGAACCACCAATTCCCAATACAAATACGCGTCCCTGATTTTCTCTGACTCGGTGTAAGTTGTCAACTAATTTTTCTACCTTATTTTTATCGAGCGCATTGGCAATGTCAACAACTTCATTAAAAAATTTATCACTAAAACTCATTTCAATCTACTCCTCAACTCTGTAGAACTATATTTATGCTTACGAGAGTTATACATTATCTTGATATTTCGGCTTTCGCAAATATCCTGGCCAGTCAAATATGTATCGGAATATTCTTCGCCAACAAATCTGATATTAAAATTTTCAATGGCAAGAAGATTGATGAGATCATATTCAGTTTCATATGGGACAATTTCATCCACATACGTACAACCTTTGAGTTGAACATATCTTTCATAAACAGTCTGAGTTGGCTTACTCTTTTCATTCGGTCTATCAATACTAGGATCAGTGTGTAACCCAACAATCAAATAATCACAATAATCTTTACATTCTCTTAGCATCGCGATGTGCCCAGGATGTAGAAGATCAAAAGCACTACATGTAAAACCGATAATCATTAAGCCTGCCTTGTAAGATAGTTTGGACGTACATATTTCGCGCCGAAGTATTCTTTAACCAGTTGAATGACAATCTGATCATCATATTCTTTACATGAAAAAACATCAAGATACATAGCATTACCACCCATACCATCATCAGGTACGAAATGCGCCACGATGTTTGAAGTTTCGATCAACTGAACCAAAGTATATCCAGCCTTGTTACCAGATCCAAAATTTACAATCTGCGGTTCGCCATAAGCAACCATATCAATGTCTTTAACTAGTCGCTTGGTGAAAGCGTAGATAGTTTCATAAGAATCGATTGCATTATGATCTAATTCTGCGCAATCTAAAAGAAGATGATAACCCCAATATGCCATTTGATTTATCCTCCAACTAAAAGTATTTGTGTGTGATATCTTGGAGATACATAACAGAATCAACGCGGA